CAGCGTAATAACATTATTGTGCACCAGATTATTGCTCGTAAAACAGTTGATGAAGCCATTGTAAAAGCAATCGAGACTAAAGACAAGACACAACAAAGTCTGATGAATGCAATAAAAGATTATGCAGCTGTTTCACATGATGAAAACAAAGTGTTTACTTTTATTAAAAAATGTGGTACTATGTTTATGTAGTACAAAGTAGTATATTTCTTAATTCTTAAATAAGGAGCTTTAAAATGGAAACATGGTACTCAGTAATGGTTGTAGATAATAATGATTGTTTAGTTCCAATTTACTTTGCTAAAGACAAACAGGTTGCTCTCGGAGAATTTGGTTTTTATAAAACTCAAGGTAGCATGGAGCATAGGGGACATAAACAAGTTATATTTTCTGAATCCACACAGGTTGTAGAGGCAACTCGACCTATGGGCGAATTAGTAAATGAAGAACAAGCAGCTATTTATAGTCAAATAGTAGAATAATAACCGGGGCTTCGGCCCCTTCTTTAAGGAATAAGCATGAAAGACCCATATGTCTATATTGCCGGTCCGTTCTTTAATCAGTACGAGATAGGTATTATTAATCGTATTAAATACATACTCGATACTTATAGGTATGAGTACTTTAGCCCTAAAGACGAGCTAATGTTTAAACCAGGTGTTACTACTCCTGAAGATATTCTTAGAGCTAATGTCAACGGGTTAATGAAATCAGATTTACTAATTGTAGTCACTGACGGTAAAGACCCTGGCACAATGTTTGAGGCCGGCTGGGCATATGCTAAAGGTGTTCCTATGATCTATGTATGGCTTACAGGAACAAAGGAACAGAAATTCAATGTGATGTTGGCAGCCACAGGTTCTGTGGTTAGATCATTTGACCAACTATTTCAAGCACTTGATGATATTAGAGACACAGGTGAATTTAATCGTAAAAACTGGGGAGAAGGAGAAATGATGTATGAATAAAGAAGATCATGATTTCTTTATACGTAGTTATTCATTAGAACACACAAAAAGATATTCTATGAAACCTGTGATTCACTCTGAATCAGTAGCCACTCATAGTTATTTTGTAGCACTTGGTGTATTAATAATGTCTAAAGATTATGATTTTGATGTTAATCTTGCAATAAAAATTGCTATATGTCATGATCTTGCAGAGATGGAAATCTCTGATGAAAACCACTTGGTTAAAAAGAACTTTCCACATGTTGCAGATGCTTTATTTTTAGCAGAAAAACAAATAGTCAATAATTTTCCTGAACAGGTAAGCGAATATTGTCATTTATATCATGATGAATCACCAGAAGCACTCATCGTACATTATTGCGATGCATTTCAATGCTACCAATATGCAATGAATGAGATCAATATGGGAAATGGCGGCTATATGATTGATGTTAGAGACAATAGCTTAATTCGAATGGCAAAATTATCAACTAAATTAGAGGCATACAAAGTATGACAACAACCGATGAAGTAATTGAAGAACGTGGTAAAACATATGGCGATTTTAATCGAGGAATTGTGCTTGAAACACAGCTTCTTGAAGCAATTAAAGGTAGATATGAACAGCATTATGGTTGGGAAATGCCCCCTTTGTATGTTACCTATCTTACAAAAATTATTATGAAACTATCTCGTTTAGCAATTACGCCTGACCATATAGATTCATGGAGAGATATTGCAGGATATGCAAGACTAGTAGAATTACATTTAACCAAAATAGAAAGTTTATCAAATGCCAAAAGTACATAAATCAAAAATGCCGCATCTACAAAAGATGCATACCGAGTTAAAATTCGGTAAGAAACCTGGCCCATTAGAGTTTGTCAACCAACTTACTGCAATCGATGTCAAGATTGTGCATGCACCAACAGTAGCAGAACTTCGTAAAACAATCTCTGTATTTTTAATGAATACATGGAATGATAAGATTCAATGGACTTTTCCTGAAGAAGACATAGATCAGACCATTGACGAATTGTTTCGTTATGAGTTACTACCCACTGCGATGGAAACGATCAATCTGACGTGGTCCGTAAATGGTATGGATATGATTGACACAACACATCTGATACGTCATCGGTTATTTAGTTTTGCTGCACAAGTACACGGTGATCGTGATATGCGAGATGATAGAGTCATGGTAAAACCGTCGATCATGGCTAACCCTGAATTTTTTGATAGATACAGAAAGATAACACAAGATGCTAGACAACTTTATATCGATATGCTTGATAGTGGCGCTGTGCATGGTCTCGATACCCGTACTATTATGCCTCGTAACTTTGAGCATTTTTATATGGTTCGCTGCACTATTAAGGACCTTATTGGTTATTGTGTTATGCGTGGTGATGAACAAATTCAAACCACGGTAGACAATATTATTGCAATGAAACTATGGTTAGAAGTATTAAAGATCTATCCATTCCTAAAAGGATTAGTTGACTTTAGAAAGCCTGATGCATTTTATCAACGTCAGTCTGCTAAAGGTAAGACAAATATCTTTCCGCCTAATACAAAGAATGATAACTTTGATTGGTGTGAAGAACAGTTCTACCATCCTATTGGTAGAGATGAATTTCCAGGTAGCGATGTTTATCTAAGAATTAGAGAAGACTTGCTACAACAAATTGATGCAATCGAAAAGAGACACATACATGAATAATCGATGGTCTGTTTGTCATCATGAGTTAAGTAAAAAGTCTCATTATCAACGACGTCAGTTATATCTTGATTTCTGTAAGCTTCACCCTAAGCTTACAGAAAGAGTTAAGAATGCTTTGTATGTTGTAGTAGTTAATTTAGAAACACAAAGCTTAACTGCAGAGATGTCAGGTCTTCCTAAACAAGTCATTAATCGAGCAGTTCGTAAGTTTAGAAACTATTTATTACTTTAGCTTATCTCTAAGATATTCATAGCCTTCATAGCCTTCATAGCCTAGGTATGGAAGTTGCATACCTAGTCCTATGCCTCTAGCAAGAGGATGAGGAACGGAACCTACAAGCCCACCTATTCCGCTCATTGTCTCAAGTGCGCCTTTTAGTTTTTCACCTTTATTCATATTCTCTACACCGCTAAGTGTTTGAAGTGCCGATAATCCTCCACCTAATGTAGGTATGACATGTCTTAAAACAGGATTAGCATTCATTGCGGCATTTGCTTTACCTAATAAGTCCATTGTTTCTTGGCCATATGGAATTTTAGCAATTCCTCGTTCTATGAATGAAGGCTTAGGCTCAAGAGCTTTTAGTCTTGCTTGAGCTTGTAAGAACTCAATTTCTTTTTCAGTTAATTTTTTAGTGACTTCACGTTTACCTTCAGGAGTAGAAGTCTTTAAACTGTTAAGTTTGTCAGCAAGTGCTTTTACTTGTTGTGCATGTGCATCGTGCTCTGCTTTTGCAAGTTCATATGCTGTTTTAGCTAATCGCTGTTCATTTGGTGTGACGCCTTTTTGTGGAGGAACGAATAATTGATTTTCAAGATTACCACGTAGTCGATAGTCTTGTAAGCCTAGTGCTTTTTGTTTTTCTGCTAAAAGTCTATTTCTCTCTGCTACATCACCTGCACCTGCACCGTGCTTACCTGTTGTCATATCTTTGGCTTCTAATATCTTTTTATGTGGTATTTCATCGCCTGGCATTACAGCAGTGTAATTGTATGTGGCTGATGCACCGGGTACTTTACGCTCTCCAAAGTCTAATGCATCTAAATTTTCAGCTCTAAATCTTGTCTCTTTTAGTTTTTCTTCTAATGCTTTAAGTTTACTTAACTCATCTAAATAAGTTGTTTCTAATTGACCTATGCTTCCTGTATGAGCAGTATTAATTCTTTCTAAATTACTTTGAAGTGCTTCTTTAGCTATTCCTGCATCAGTTAAGCCAGCAGTTGCTTCTTTAAATGCAGGTGTCATCTCAACAGGCTGTGGCCCTTTTTTAGCTAGTATGTTACCTGCAACTGCGCCAATAGCTGTAGGTGCTATTGTATTAGCAATATTTGCCCAATTTGCAGGGCCTATTTCAACACTAGCTTTAGGCTCAGATACTTCTTTGCTAGAAGATGCTTGTATTGGCTTTTCTTCTTTTAAAGCAGTAAGCTCGTCAGGTGTAAATACATTTTCGTAATATGATGAAGATTGTTTTTCGGCCATGTTAGTTCACCTTAATAGTATGGGTATATTTTTAATGCTTTGTTCATTTCTTCTGTATGACGATTAGGGAGCTCTTCTCTATATAATTTAGATCTAAAGAATGGCGCAGGATCTGCTACTTGATTTCCTTGCGTACCTTTTCTCATATAGCTATTAAATGCATCTCCTAACTCAAGCATTGATGCATTATCAATCATTCTTCGAGTTGCCCAGCCTTTAATATACTGTGGAAGTTGGTTCATGTTTGCATTTAACGCAGAAAGCTGTTGGTCTTGGTAGTTTGTCACACGAGATCCGCCAAATGCAGCAGTCTTATTTGCAATAATGTTTTGAATAATCTGTGTAGAGATAATATTTGCAGCTCTTTCTGACATATTCTTTTCTTTTTCAGAGAACACCAAGTTCTTATACACAGGTTCTAAATTAATACCAACTCTAGCATGCACACCATTTAATGTCATAGAACCGCCTTCTTGTAATATTTGCATTACTGCTTTATTCGCTGCGGTAACATAATTATCTATATCTCGTTTTTGCAAAGTCGCAAAGATAGGGTTTGTCCCGTCTTTTCGTTGATAGTCTGCAATTTTTTTAAGTTCACCTAAATCACTAATGGATGTCTTTAAAGAGTCAATATTAATCTTATTTAACCCTGATGCCAATTCACCAAAGTCTTTAATTTGAGGGGCTTCAACGGATTCACGACGTTTTGCAAAGTCTGCAGGAGTTTCATCAAATCTTTGTACTAGGCCTGCCCCTTTAATTTCTTCTGCTTTCTGAGTTACAGGTCTAGCAGCTTCAATACGCTCCATTGGGTTAATAGGATTGCCTTTAGCATCTTTCATGCCAAATGCTAAATGTGTCCCAGTTGATCTACCGGTAGAACCTAATGATCCAATGATTTGACCTTGACTAACAATGTCACCTTCTTTAATATTTGGGTTAATATCTTTTAAATGACCATAGAATGTAGACATTCCTTTGTCATCTTTGACTTCTACATAATTTCCAAATCCGCCATTTACGCCTGCTTTAACTACTGTACCATTTCCAACAGACTTAATTTCAGTGCCTGCTTTACCTGTTAAATCTAGATGAGTATGCTGTTCTGTTTGGCCTCTATTAAATGGGTCTTGTCTTGTACCGTAGCCACTGCTTAATGTTAACCCATTACCTAACATAGATGTGATATCTGAAACATTTCTGCTAGGTTCTGTAGCATTTTGAGATGGCTCAGTAGGTCGCTGTGTAGTACTTGAAGTTGGTGTCTTAGGGCCTGGCAATCCTGTAACTGCTCTCCACTGATCCATATGTTGCATAAAGTCTTGTTTTTGAACAGGACTTAAGTTTGCAGTTGCTTTTGTAATCTCTACGCCTGAGTCAAATAGTTTAATTGCATTCTCAAAGTCTTTTTGTTGCAGTTCAATACCTGCTTTTAGTGCATTTCCATAGTCTTTGTCTACAGCCATTAAGCCAATTACTTGTCTAGGGTTTGCTATTCTTGCAACTGATGGTGAAATATTACCTGACAGAACTTGTTTAGCAGCATCTTCAGGAGATATGCCACCACCCATAATATTAGATAGCATCTTCATACCTTGTTGTTTTAACCCTAGCTGATATTCTTGGTTTAATAACTGAGCTTTAAGCATCGCAATACTAGGCGCTTGTTGCTCTTTCTGTTCTTGCTGTCTTCCCATTTCAGCTGATGCACGACCTAATGCTTCACCTGCGCTACCTGTTTTTCCTGGGTCAAATAACTGCCCTGCAATAGAAAAATAGTTAGGATTTTGTCTCGTGTTTAATGACTGTACAAGCTGTTGTAAAGCTTGGTTTTGTCTTGACATTAAGTCAAGACCTGGTACTGTTTCAGAACTGGTTGTTTGATCATCAGTTGCAATAGGTAGTGCCATAATTTATTCCTTTAGTCTTATTAAGGTGGTGGTTCATATGCCCCTGGGTCTAGTTCAGGCGGTAAATTAATAACGTCTTTTTCTGGGCTTGCATCATAAACAGGCGCACGTGGCGTAGGCCGCGCTCCAAAGACATAATCATAAGCATCTTTAGTGCCGTTAATAAGTGAACCTAGCCCTTTGCCTAAGAAACTTGATGTACCTTTAATAACAGCCCCTGTTTTCGGATCTATTGTGTCGGCTGTTCCAAACAATGTTTTACCTAACTCAGTATTACTAATACCTGCGCCAAGTGCCCCTAAACCTGCTATCTGCTGTAAAGGAGATGCTGCGTAAGCGCCAGGAATTGGGCCAGTGTATGATGAAGATGTGCTGGTTGGCATTGTATAGCCTCGTAATAACTGAGACTCGTTAGTTAATTGCTGCATAGGGAATAACTGTTGGTTTTGAGCTATTGTTTGTTGTTGTCCGCCTAATGTAGCCAGTGCATTGATATCACCTAAACCCAATGCTTGTGTTTGACCTGCTAATTGCTGAGCCTGTGCCCCTTGATTTAACAAGCCTGTTTGTGTTTGACCTGCTAATGCGCCTTTTAATTGACCTGCAGTTAATTGATTTTGCATCTGTTGATTGGTTAATTGGCCTAGTGTTGAGCCTGCCTGCAACATATTTTGTGCTTGTTGGTTCGTTAATTGCCCTGCCGTTGAACCTAACTGAGCATTTAATTGATTTTGAGCCATTGCCTGCTGTGCAGCATTTTGATAGCCTGAACTTAGTAAACTTGCTTGTTGACCTGAAAGGCCTAGTTCAGCATTGGCAATTGTGTCACCGAGAGCTGCTGCCCCACGACTTGACCCAAACTGCCCGCTTCCAACTAACCCTGCTGTTGCTTGCGGGGCTAAGTTTCTACGAATGTTTTGTTCGCCAATATCCCCTGCAGCGTTTACAACACTCTGTATATAAGGGTTCATATAACCTTGAACTTGATTATAAGTAGGGTTGGATGCTGCTTGTAAATAAGGGTTGGCAGCCCCTAAACCGCTCATATTTGCGCCTGTTTGTAAATATGGGTTAGCATTTCCTACTGCATTATTTTGAAGTGCTTGATCAACTATTCCTGAACCTGCACTATAGGCATTGTAATTTCCTGCTTGTTGCAAATTTTGATTTGCTAAATTCATTGCCGGCTGATAGTTACCTACGTTATTAGCAGTATTTTGAAAAGCTTGATTTTGTAAGTCAGTTGCGCCTATGTACTGAGCATTTTGTGCAGCTTGACCACCTTGCTGTGCAATTTGATTTAAGTAATCTGTATAAAAAGTAGGCGCAGCAGTTGCTTGTGACTGAGTAGTCGTAATATTAGGAAGCGCGGACCCCTGTGTAAAATTTCCACCTGAAGGTGAACCAGCAGTCACTCCTAGATCTGGTACTGCAGGTGAAGAAGATGGTAGTGCCATAATTATCCTTTCGTATGCCTTCTAAGGGCTTCTTTCATGTATGCCAAAGGCGATGCTTTTGGCGGTATCTTATCTGTCGGTGCTGATCGCTTATGTTCTCTTAACGACTCTCTAAAGTGGTCAAGTAATTTTGCTCCAGCATCACTACTACCATTTCCGAGGGCAGCCACAGTGTCAGCATCAAATACGTACTCACCATCGGCCAACATAGCAGGAATATCATCTGATTGCCCATCGCCTCTTCCTTTCACATAGTGCCCAGTTGCGCCTGTTATAAACTCTGGCTTATGCACATCACCTCCGTCTTTATAGCCTATTGGTGAACTGCCACTAAGCATATTAACACCAGAAGATAATAAGCTATTAGTTGGGTTCGACCCACTTTTTTCAGCTAGCATTGTTTGCATTAAACTTGAATAAGGATTATTTTGTTGTTGACCACCAGTTGCTTGACTAGGCGGATTTAATGAAGATAAACCGCTTTGAATTAATCCCGTATTTTGAAAACTAGAAGAAAGATGAGGGGCAATCATAGAAAGTAATTTAGGGTCTAACTGTTTTAATTGCTGAAGTATTTGAGCATTTGTATTGTACACAGGAGCACCTGTTATTGACTGGCCTGAAATAGGGGTTGGAATTTTACCGCTTGTAGTAGAACCACTATTCATCACATCTGTAACATTGCTTCCTGAATCAGAGCTAGAAGACCCTGTTCCTGATCCATAGCTTGTTAATGCCCCTACAACTGCAGGAGCTGCACTACTTAAAGTAGTCTTAGCACCTGGTGATAAAGCAAGATTAGTTCCGACACCAGCAGCAGTTCCTGCTAAGTTACCTAATAGTGAACTATCTGCAGCTTGACCTATTAAACTTCCTGTACCACCTGAAATACTTCCAATTATAGCGCCTTTTGCTATGTCTGCAGCAGTTATAGGTCTACCTGTAAGCGCATTTACAGCAACAGTAGTTAAAGCCCCTTTTCCTGCACCTGATAAAGCAGCTTCGCCTACTTGAGGTAATCCTATAATATTATTGCCAATGGCAGGATATAACGCGCTTTGTTGTTCGACTAACTTATCAAGCGCTACTTGTTCAGGCGTTTGAGCAGATGCCGCTTGTTCAACTAAACTACTAGTAGGGTCAAGTTCAGGCGGAACATCAGACACAGGTACATCAGGACTAGCATCAAATGTTGGAGGAGGTTCATATGGTGCTGGAGGAGGTTCATAATATGCCGCTTGTTCAACTAAACTACTAGTAGGATCAAGTTCAGGCGGAACATCAGACACAGGCAAATTAGGACTAGCATCAAATGTTGGAGGAGGTTCATATGAAACAGGAGGTTCATATGGTGCTGGAGGAGGTTCATATGAAACAGGAGGTTCATATGGTGCTGGAGGAGGTTCATATGGAACAGGAGGTTCATATGGTGTTGGAGGAGGTTCATATGGAACAGGAGGTTCATATGGTGCTGGAGGTTCAAATGGTGTCGCAAGAGGAGGTTCTGGAATAGGCGTTACAACTACACCTTCTCCAGCACCTGCTACAGTTCCTGCACTTAATCCTGATTGTATTGCTGCGTCTGAAGTTAAAGCTCCTAATTCACTTGCAATTGGAGCTTCGCCTAATAATCCTAAACCTGCAGTGCCCCCTACTAATGCACCTGTCGCAAGAATGAAGCGTAAATCTCGTGCTGATTGGTCTAAACCAGCCTGTTGAATTGCCCTAACGCTTGCATTGGCGTCTTGATAACTTTGAGCAATTTTACTAACATCATTGTTAATTTCTTGATTAGGTATGCCTTGTTCTTGTAAAAAAGATACCCCATTATTTACAGACTCAGGATTATAAGCATCACTTTGTGATTGTTTAAAACTTAATTGACTGCCAAGTTGTTGTTTTATATCAGGGGATAATCTTGAATTAATTTCATTATCAGACATGCCTTGATTATTAAAATATGCCCTAATGTCAGAAGCAGTACCATAATAATTATCACCATACATAATGGCTTGTGCCAACAAACCCATAACATCATTTGGGTCGACCCAAGACATCACATTACCATAATTATCTATTGCTTCACCTCTAGAATTTATGCCATGCAATTGCGCGCTATTTCCATCTGCCATATTAATAATATTGTCCTGTTTGATATACTACGGTCATAATTCCAGCCATTTGGTTAGCCCAATCTTGCCATGTTTCAAATAGACGTTGATCTGGAACTCCTGATTGATTAAAATAACCAATACTATTTAAACCATCAGCCCAATCACGCCATTGCTCTTCAGGCACAAAACCTAATTGATTGGATGCAAATAATTCAGCCATCGATGCGCACCAATCATTCCAACTAACATTGTCGGCAGGATAGCTAATCATTATGGATTACCTGTTCCACGAACATCACCTGCATCAACGCTAATTAATACCTTACCCATTTGATAATTGCCATTAAATGTGTTGCTTTCAAATCGCAATCTCATTTCACGGTACTGTTCTTTCATGTCAATTTTTAATGTTGTTGGGCTAAATACATATGGCGAAAGTTGGCTGGTTACATCTTGATCACTAGCATAACCTTTACCTTTAACATATACATTCATATCGCCTACTTGTACAAAATCAGGCTCTATTCTTTCTAGACGAATCCATACGTTATCGCCTTGTAATTGAGGATTGCCTGGTCCACCATTCACCCATCCCAAACTATTGGTTTCAATATAAGATTGAATTGCATTGACGTTAGTTGAATACACTTGATTCGAACCTGTTTCGTGTTGCCACAATGTGTATTTACCGCTTGTATTAGCGGTATTATCTGCCCATATAGGGTATCTAAACACTTCTGAAAAGATACCTGCGCTACGTTTTGCTCCATCTGCAAATCCAGCATCATACCAACATTTATCACGCACATTATAGATAATGGCATTGTTACATTCAGTTGCATCGCCAGCTGGATAAAACCACCAAATTTCACCCCAACGAGGAATTTTAGTTGCCCACACTTTTTGTCTTTGTGCGTAATTTAAGTTATCAAAAAAGAAATTCATGTTGCAATCATTAGGTATTTCTTGTACAACACCATTGTATGCCATAAACCTATCTACACCGCACCAATAAAATGTACCGTCATAGTCTATTACACAATTAGACGACATGATAGATGTTTGCGTAGAAATAATATCGTAACGCCAATAAATAGTAGATGTACCAATTTGTTGCGGTGCATAAGTAACACGAATCATAGAATCTGTTGCCCAAAACATTCCGCTTGGTGATGTTGTTCCACCCCGTAATGGCATACCCTTTACAATCTTTGTGCCTGATACATTATTTTGATTAGCATCAGCCCCAACCCAATTTTGAAGGTTGCCAGCGCTATTGTTTTGGATTAAGCCGTTATTACCATATACAAAAGTATAAGGGTATAACACGCATACCCCGCCAGACACGCTAATGTTGTTATCATATGTTAAAGTTTGTGTTGATGTGGATGTTGCAGCTGCGGAAAAAGTAAGTGTTGTTTGATTAGCCGTTTGTTGTACGTTGGTAATCGTTGTTCCAGCTGTAATTCCAGTTCCACTTACAGATTGACCAATTGATACCAATAAATTAGCGGGCGTTATAGTTGCCGTAACAGTACTATTTAATACAGTAGATGCGGTAAATATTCCAAGCTTAGTCATAGCTCCATTAGGAAATTGACCAACCATTACAGGCGTGTTTGCCGTACTTGTTATGTCGTTTAGGTTCTGCCCAGGGTGTCCTAACACGGTTAACTGCCCACTACCGCCCGAATCATAAACCAAATCCCATTGCCATAAATTATTAGTGTTTGAAGTAAAAGCCGAAGACATTGATACTGAGGTTGGACCAAACCCTACACCGTTTGTATTGTTGGTTTGCCAAACGTAAACGCCATCATTTTGCCCCGAATAAACGTAGTTAATTCCGTTTACAGATTGCATAATAATGCCACGACTAATGCCTGTAGCATTTTGGAAAATACCG